GTTGCAGATCTTCTAAAGATCTGATTTGACCTCTAACATATTGTAGTTTCTCCATGGTGTCAACACCATATATAGCGTGGTCTTTGAGTTGTTGAAGATTCTTTTTAATTTTTCTTTGAACTAATGAAATTGTATCTATATGCATTATAACCACCTTGGTCCATTGTAAAATAAAGTTATTGTGTGTCTTTTACCTTTTGTAACAGGCGTAACTTTATGTACTTGGTCTGATTTAAAAATAATCATATTTCCTGAAATGTCTAATTCAGGTACATATCTTTCACCATTATTTGTAAACAAATAAAATTTACCACCTTCGTACGCTTCTAATGAAGCATTAATTAAAATTGTTAGTTTTATATCATATATAAAATTATTAGAGTGGTCTTTGTGCCAATCATATTCACCGCCTTGTTCACTGTTATATTCATTAAGAATTATATAATTACCATCAAATTGTGGCCATAAATTATAACCTATGTGATCCTGATTATGTTTTAACACATGTTGATCTAAAGCATAAATATAATTTTTTAAAACTCCCCAATGTGTAAATGTTAGATTTGATTTTTTAATTACACCTTCTGCTTTCGCATCATTAATATTAATAAAATTTTCTTTAAAAACTTTGTGTAATTCTTTTAATTGTTCTTGTGTACATATATTTTCGTAATAATAATAATCGTGTATTTGATTTTTAAAATCCATTATAACTTCTGTAACATTATTTTGTTTTGACCCGACTCCATAACATTAAATCCATAATAACTTAATGCTTTACTAATATCTTCCATTCCATATTTTTTATAATCATCGAATATAAATCTTGATCCTTTTCTTGATCTATCAGCAAACCACACTGCTTCAGTAATAACATCTTTAGTCATATGTGGCCCATCAAAGTGAACTAAGTCATAAACCAGCGGTTGGGTTGCAAAGTAATTCATATAATCGGTATCTTTCATATGAAAGAAAGAAAATTCTGGATGGTCTGAGAAATCTTTTTGCATTTCTAATCTCATTTCATCTGTGTAGTCAGCTGTGTATTCTGGAGAGTTATCATAATGTTGGTATTTAAGATTACCATAAGGATCAATACCAATGTGTTTATAATCTACTTTACCAATTCTTGCTCTAATTGATAACATTATAATTTTTGAACCAAGACCTTCTCTTACACCTATTTCACAAGTTGTAACTAATTTTGGTTGTTCGAAAAAAGGAAGTGTCTCACACCACTTTTTTAGTAATTCGTATTCTGTGCTATCACCTCTAATAGTCATAGCAAGTATATAGATTATTTTATATCTAGATGCAAATTAAAAAACGCCTTGAAATTTTTTACCTTTTACAGCAATACCCGTACCTCTACACATACCACCGTGTTTAAGTGTAGGAACATTTCTGTTAAGCATGGCATTCTCCCTAGCGTCTTCATAAGTTTTTACAACACCAGGATTACCCATCATAGGTGGTTCTTGCTCATCCATTTTTTTCTTAGCCGCAACTAACATGTTATTTCTTCTTAATTTTTCTTCATAACCTTTAGGTGGGTTATATTGAGCATTTACTGTTCTTCCAGGTCTCGAAGATTTTTTAGTTTTATATCTATTTTCTGTTTTGTAATCAGACATTATTTTGTACTCGCAATTTTATTTTTGTTTATACCTTCTTTTATCACATATTGTTGAGTACCGTTAGCCCCTGTCTCAACTTCTTTTTTGAGGTCTTTAAACAATAGCTTTTCTTTAGCAATCTTTGATTGCTCTTCAGAATATTTCTCTAATAATTTAGTGTCTCTCATATATGTTTTTTATTTTACCAGACTTTTGTAATTTTTTTAAGTCCCCTTTAGTTAAAGGAGTTACAGATTTAATTGTCGGTAATACTTTTGGTTTTTTCTTAAATAAATTTTTAATCCAATTCCACATGACTATGCTTGAGATTTTTTAATTGCTTTAGCAGTAGGTGCACCTTTACTTCCAGGTTTTCTCATCTTCTCACCTGAACCTGCAGCAATTCTTTTTTTCTTCTGTTGAATATTGTACCAAAGTCCTTTTTTAGCAACTTTACCTGATTTAGTTTTGTGATAACCTTTTTTCATATTATATCCCTTCGTTTAAAAATTTGTCTGTTTTTTTTAAATTACATTTACATTGCTTAATTTTAAAAATTTTGCAAATAATTTTTTTAATTTTTTCCATCATTATTTTTTACCATTAGTTTTAATTAAATCTGTTGCTTTAATACCATAAATTGCTGCAACAACAGAAACCCATAATGAAACTATCCACCAAGGCATCTCCTGTAATTTTTGAAAATATAAATCTAGTTTAGCTTGGATTTCTTCATCTTCAGCAAATACAGAATAAAATAAAATAGCCAGTGGAGATGTGAGAACTAAAAGTACAAATTCGTCCTTCCAGTCGCCTTTTTGATTTTGAGCAATCTGTCCACTGTACTCAATTTCTCCACGCTTCATCTTTTCAGCATGCACGATTCGTGCCTCTGACATAATGATCTCAGATCTTTTTTTATTCTTATAAATTTCAGCTCCAGTTTTAAAAGCTGTGCCTATAATACTCCATGGAAACATAATGATTTATTTTACAGACTTCTTTCTTGTTTGTATAGTGCTAGGCATTGAATTACTCTGTTGTATCTTCTAACGCCTAGATAAGGTGCTATTTGATGTAAAAAATTAACAGCTCTTGGTCCATTTACTTTCCAACAAAAACTTAATTTATTCTTAATATCTCGTTTTTGTTCACTATAAATATTTCCATGTTTAGCAAAATCTGCAAATCTTTGAATAATATCTCGGTCAGTCATTTTAACCCTACATGACAAATTTGATTTTTTTGAATTTTTTTGTGGGATCATGGTAATAGTGCCTTCACCTTCAAACACACCTGCTAGAAATATGAGCTTTTGTTGTTCTGACCAGCTATCAAATAATTTATTAACTGGATTTTCTTTTTTTATAAATATTTTTGTTTTTGGAACCCTTATTAAGAATTTTAATTCCTTGTGGGTTTGGACCTCTCTTAGGCGGTGGGCCATATTTTACTCCTCCACTTAAACCTTTTCTCATTTGCCTTTAATTTTCTCTCTTGCAACTTCTAATCGCTCATCCGATTGTTGATCTTGTTGTGCAAGACGGTCATATTCAAATTCTAATTTTTGTGCTTGTCTCATATTTTCTTGATCAGCTCTAAATTTAGTTTCTTCCGCTTTTCTTTGTAAATCCATAGCTCTTAAATCAATTTCTTGTTGTTTTAATTTCACTAGTGGATCTTCTTTGTTTTGAGCAGCGCTTTCAGATTGAACTAACTCTTGTGTAATACGCGCAGCAACTTTTGCAACCTCAGCATCAAACATAATTTGGAATTGTTGAGGATCTTGTTGTGCCATCTGTGCCATTTCAGGATTTTGCATAATCATTTGACTTACTTCTGCTTTAGCTTTGTAAGAAACGTGATCTGAGATGTGTGATTGTAGTAATGCATACACCTGAGGGTTAATTTGAACCATTCGAGACTGCATAAATGCCATGTGTGCAGCTAAGTGTGCATCATGATCTTGAAATTCAAAGGCAGTAAGCAGTTGCATTTGCAATGCACGTGCATTTTCTTTCGCAGGATCTATCGGTTCTGGTTGTTTTGGTGGTGGTTTTAGTAAAGCTTCAATTTGTTTTGTCCCTAATGCCTCATAAACCCTTCTGTAGGCTTCGTGAAGGTTGTGCATTTGCGGATTTGAGCTTGCAATTTGTAATTGTGTCTGTGCAAGAGTCACTCTTTGTGCCATTGACATGATATTTGGGTCAGCAACAGGTAAAATATCCACTCTGTTGTCAAAATCTGCTGATTTAATCTCTCTTGGACCACCGTAAACATCATATGGATACTCTGGAGGTAGTGATTCACCACAAATTCTTGCTAAAATTTTAAATTCTAATCGCATTGCATAGTAACAACGCTTGTGAACACCACTCATTACACGACTTCCACGTTCCATTAGCGCAATTGTAGTACCAACTGCTCTGTTCTGAACGTCATTACCAATGTTTGAATCAGTTATTGCAGCAAATTTTTGTCCTGCTTGTACTACAAAACCTAAAAGGTTGTATAAAGTAACACTTGGTTCAGTAAATGGTAAGTTAAAAAACTGATCTCTAATGTTTCCACCAGGTGCATCTACATCTCTAAACTCTCCTGGTTGTATTGGTTGATCATCATCTCTTACTCTAATGCCTCTAGACTTAAATCCTGCAGGTAAATTCTTTAAAGTTCCTGCATCGATTAATTGTCTTAGCGATTGAGTAGCCGCTTGAGACAAACCACCAATCATGTGAGTTAAACCAAAACCATAAAAACCTAATCCTGGTAAAAATTTGTAATGAACAAAGTATTCAATTCTAGAATATGAAATATCATCAGGTCTATAATTTCTGTAAATAGATAAAATTTCACCTGAACCTTCATCAACAGTAACAATGTAAGGTATTTTTATTTTCTTAGCTTTATCATCAAAGTTTTCATAATCGTCTAAATTTAAATCTACGTGCATTTCTAAAATAGTATGCAAGTAATCATCACCTGTTCTTTTAATTCCTTCTAACTGATTTAATTTTTTCTGAACATCATCCGGTTCTGAATCGGATTCAATCAATTCTATGTCTCTATAAAAACCTGCAGCTTGTTTTTTAATTACCTCGTTTTGAGTCATTTTAATAACGTGAGTAATTCTTTCACAATCTTTTAAATCAGATGCATAATAAGGAACCACTAAATCTTCTGCAGGAATAAATTTAGATACAGGTCTATCTAACATTGCATCGTAATAAACTTTTTTAAATGTTGAACCTGATAAAGGTAAATAAAATAACATCTGATCCATATCAGTGGTGTATTCTTCCATCTCCTCCATCAGCAGGTAATTCATATAATCTTTAACACGCTCTGCTTGTTGTTCTATTTGTGGTGTTTGTAATCCTACGACCTGTGTTCGTACAGGACCATCAGAGGGCACCAATTCTTTATACGCTTGTGCTTGGAACTGTGTTACAGATTCAGCTAATAAGGGATGCGTGACACCGGAAGCTCCTTTGAATGGTTTGGTTACTTCTTGATATCTAGTGCCTAATAAATCTAATCCTTTGATGTATGCGTCTTCCCATTCTTTTCTAGATAATTTATCTTTTTTATATTCTTGAGTTAGTTCCTTAGCCATATCTTTTAGGACTCTCTCGTCCATGTTCTCAGCTAAGTTTGCATTAAAATCGTCTTGAGGTCTTTCTTCAATTTCTTCTTCACCCTCCACCATAACTTCTGGTGGTAATCCGTCTGGTTGTTCTACAACCGTTTCTTCAATTTTATCTTCTTCGGTAAAGGTTTCGTTATTGTTTTCTATAGCCATGTTTAATTGTACCTTATTGTTTTAAATAAATCTACAACAAGTCCTCCCTGTGACTTGTAGGTTTTTTGTGTTGATCTCATTAGTGGAGACACTTTAATCGCAAATGCATCAAAATACAACCTTGGATCACTCTGTTCAATAAATTTATAACCTTCATTTTTATAAGACGCATCTGCTTCAGCGTTTTTGTGATATTCGCTTTTAATCTTCTTACCTTTTAATGGATGACTATCTGGATATTTAAATTCATCACTTTTAACATTTTTATAAGGCTTAGATGGATCGGATAAGGATACTTTAGTAGGCCCTGCTTTAGAAGAGTAGAATCTTGCTATTCTAGACATAACATCTGGAATAACTGCTTTACCTTTTTTACCAATCCCCTTACCATTAGCATATCCATAAAATCTTTCATTACCTTCTTTAAAGCCTTGTCTAAAACTGACTTTATCAAACGGGGCAACGGCTACGTAATCCACATTCTCTCTTGCTGCTTTCTGTAAAAGATATTTAACGGCATGATCGCCATAAGCATCTGCCTCCACCATAGGAAAATAATCTTTTTTCTTACCAGAACCATACG